TATTGCGAGAAATGAGTTATATACGACTCCTAACAAGTACCTGTGCGGAGCAGACGGGTAGAACAAAAGCTAAAGAGACTGGAGTCGGGGCACCTCCAAGATGCCTAATGGTTAGTTTCTTTAGCACTGCTTTACAAGGAGAATAAATGAGAACCTTTAGACAACCGTTACAGAACATTCGGAAAAAGTCCCCGAAGAAAACGTCCATTGGGCGTCGGAACGTGGGGACTAGCGCGATGAATAAACACAAACGCCGCATGCGCGGCAAATCAAAATACAGGGGACAGGGATAATGGAAGAATTTTGGATAGAGCTTGCCTACTTTATTGGCACACTTATTTGCATTGGCTTACCCGCTTATGCAATTTTGTTTTTTGACGATGACAATGCAGAAATGTAATAAATAGGAGTAATTATGAGAGAAAGAAGAAAAGACGCACTTAAGCTATTAGCGATTGCAACGCCCATGTTGGCTTATGGAGCATTTACCTTTGAAATTGGCGGAACAGCGAGCACCGCCGAAGCGATGATAAAGTCAGTGGTACTAACACTGGGAATTTTTGGAGTTATTAGTGGAATAGTTCTATTTTTCACTAAGAACAGTTTAGGACTTATAGAAACTAAGCCAAAGGTACAGGAAGAAGAACCTAATGACTCTTGGCGTGAAGACACGGTGTGGGAAAAGGAAGAACCCGTACAGGAAGAAGAACCTAAACTGAAGATGCCGTCATGAACGCAAAGAAAGCTAAACAAATACGCAGGATGTTGAAAAACGGCGGCGTAGACTGGAGGGACGCTAAGCACGTGCAACAAGTGGGCAAAGACCACGAGGGTAAAGAGATCCGTGACCCACGGATATTTCTGGACCCGAAGTGCGGTCGTGCTACCTATCTTGCCGCTAAACGTCTCGCACGGTCAGGGGTTGTTTAAAGTGCTTTACTTTCGCGGTTTTGGTAACTATAATTTATATAAGGTTTTACGATTAGTTTCGCAAAGGACATACCGCGAAGAGGATTAAATTGCATAACGCAGAGGGGTAAACCTCGAATAGATGCAAGCTAATTGTAGAAAGTGTGGCTAAGTAGGAGCGGGGTCGGTGAGAGATAAAACTATAGTGCCTAACAGCTTAACTTAGTCACACACTTTTTTAAACTAGAAAGGAGAAAGATATGGAAAACCTCGAACTACTGCAAAAAGTAGCGAACGCCGTCCAACAGATGGCAAGACACCTAGAGCAACAACAAAAATTGTTAGAGCAACAAGACCAACGCATCGCGTTACTGGAAGCTCGCAATACTATGCAAGACCGAGTTTCGGAGATTATAGATGTCCGCCCCAACTGAAACGCTTAACGACGTCATTAAGGCAGGGGTCGACCAACTTATGTTTGCCTACAGCGATGAGGAGCGTGCAGACGCTTGTGACTTTGTGTACCATATGGTCTTTGACGGGGGCGCACCGCGTAAGTTTAAAGAGGAATGGATCCACTTAGCCGTACGCGAGTTTCTAGCTACGCAGGATGCACCTACCGAGCCGCACGACGAGTACGGCAGACGGGTGGAGGAGCGAGATGGCTATATATCATAAAATAGAACTTAAAGAGGAAGATATAACTCAAGCATATTTTGACGCAACTGATCTAAAACGTACACTAGAAGCTAACAATTTAACTAGCATTAAAAGAGTACACGGTGGAACAGACAATGAAGATACTGCGGGGGATTTAATTGAAAACCTTTTATATATAATAGAAAAAATCCACGACCAAGTGGAGGAGCGAATATGAGTAAACTAGAAAAACTACACGACTGGGTACACCATAATTTCTGGAAGTATCAGGCGATTACCAAAATACCCTTGGTCATTATAGTAGCGATTGTTTGGGTGAAGATATTGTGAAGAAGATTGAGATCATCTTTAATGACCCGCGCGCCGAGGGGCGTGGAGTACCCGAATACGCGACGGTCGGATCCGCAGGACTAGACCTACGCTCCTGCGATAACGCGATGATTTATCCTGGAGAGACCGTACAGTTTCCCATGGGGTATTCGATTTATATAGGCGACCACACGCTCGCTGGATTTATTATGCCTAGATCAGGACTCGGGGTACGAGGCATTTTGCCCGCGAATGTACTCGGTTTGATCGACTCGGACTACCAAGGGGAATTGATGGTCTACCTTAAAAACTACAGCCATAACGAGTTTTTGGTACAAAACGGTGATCGGATCGCACAGCTAGTATTTATGCCAGTGGAACACGTGATGTTCTCATCGGTGTTAGAGTTTAGCCACATAACAGAACGTGGGACGGGCGGATTTGGGAGTACGGGGGATAAGTAATGAATCTGAGAGGTGAAACAGAAAAAGCAGAAGTTTTAAATTCTTACTGTGATAAATGGGGAAAGAAGTGTTTTATAACACACCTCGGATTCTATTTAGTTATAAACTCTTATGAACCTTATTATGAACCCTACAATATGGAAAATGGAACAAAGGAGGAACTAAAAAATTGGTTTGACGGTATTGTTAAATCTTTCGATAGCATAGAGGCTTTATGTGGTGCAACAGAAGCTAAGTTCTTTGAATCTTTGATGAACCATTTATGGCTACCCTATAGGAAGAAAAAATCTTATTTAAGTAGATTAGTATGCACACCCGCCAAAGAACCACCAAATTCTGGAACTATAAAAAATATACAAAGTGTTCAAAATAACGATAGTTTAACTGCAGATGAAAAGAGAGAGAAGATATTAATGTTACTGAAATATGGAGAAAAATAATGAAAAACCTCAAACAAAAAATATTGTATCGACTACAACACTGGTTTGGAGCCCCAGACCCTGAGTCAATACTATTAGAGGGTACTTATGAATCACTCAAGCAGGTCCAAAGCCTACTTATAGAGGTGTCGGATCGATACGGAGACGAAATACAAATCTACGCGGAAGACGATTTAACGGCAAACGTGCATACTATCTCAATGGACGACCTTATTGAATTTTTAATTAGCGAGTTTTTACGCGGTGACTTACAGGAAAGCACTGCGTATTGGAGGAGGAAGAATGAGCATTAAATGTTTTTGTGACGATTGCGGTAAAGAACTCAAGTTTAAAGGTTATGGCGATAGCATAGAGGGTAATGGTTGGGATAATGTTGTGCATACTTACGATATTGGAGTGGTCTATGAAGACAGGGAAGGCGAAGATATAACAAATAGATATCACCATCAATGCAAAGACTGTAACCTAAAAGATTTAGGCGAAGATTCTTATTATTACGAGGAAGAAGATAATGGCTGAGGAAAAAGATTTTTTAACTAATGACGAATGGATAGAACTAACCGATGACCTCGTGGAGTTGGTCGAGAAACACTCTAAGAAAGAGGAAGACGAGTGGAGTAAAACCCCCTCCGAAACGTGGGGTAGATTTTGCGATATGCGAGAGAGTGTCCAGGATTTTATTCAAGAGATACGAGGGGATAATGGCTAACGGCTCGTTGTGCGGGTCCAAGGCTGCTTTAAATTGGTACTTTTCGCCTTTATAATATACCTATAGCTAAATAGCTAGATTTTAACTAGAAAGGAGAGAGAAATGGAAGAAGTAATAATTATTACAGACGATAAAGGAGTTGAGAGAGAATTTACAAACTTTACAGACTTAGTAGAGTTTATTGATAGCTTTCTAATGCCTTTTTTACCAGATAATTTTTCATACAGAATAAAGGGGGAGTAATGGGAGAACATAAATTAATTGTAGAAAAAGCCGAGTTGGCGAAAACCTACGATTGGATGGAAGATACGGAGGGGGTCGAAGAACTGATAGTCTGCGGCGAGTGGGTAAAGATAGAACATGCCTACAGCGAGGTGGCACCTGAATACTCGGTTGAGGTGTGGATTCCTGACGAGAACCGTGGGATGGACAGTTACCTACCGCCCGCATTAATCGAACCGAGTAGCATTTACGGGGACTACTCGACTCTACGCGACGATGTTACGAAGGTATTCGAAGAACCCTGCATAGGAGGGAAGCGACGAGCGTTTACACTCTACCACTACGAAGACGAGAAATACCGCTACGTGATACACGAGGTAGATGAGTACGACGGACACGGTTATCCAGTTGAAGGGATTACGCGCCACGAGAAAAAAGCGGGGAGGGAGCCGTACGATAATGGTTAGCGTGGCGTGCGTTTTGGTAGGGCTGCTTTAAACTCGCAAAACTCTACTTTATAATATACCTATAGCTAAATAGCTAGATTTTAACTAGAAAGGAGAGAGATGGAAACAATAGAAGAAATACTAAACTATACGAACGGCTACCGAGTTACTGGAGAGGATGGAGGGATCGTGCTCGAGGACTTGAAAGAGTTGGTATATAAAGAAAAAGAAGGGCTGACCCAAACGATGCACGTGGATCTTGGTGAGGTGAGATATTACGGACTCACCGAGCAACAGGATAAATGGGCGGGGAACAGTCAATTAGATTTATATGTCTTTGAAAATAAAGAATATAAGTTTATTTGTATCGAGGACACCCAAGTAGAGGTTTCGCCTGGAGGGACGTGCTACATTGCAAGCGTGGAAGTTTATATAAAGGGGGAGGAGTAATGGAAACAATAGAAGAAAGACTGTTCAAAAGAATAGATAAGTACCATTCGGTAGCTTATTTAGGGGAGGAGTTGCACCCAGGCTCACCCTTTTGGGATGACAAAGACCTACTTGATACGTCGCCTATGGTGAAAGACGGAACCTTCCCTCATTGGCAAGACGGGTTACAAACAACGACCTATATTGATGACGAATATACTTATGTAGCGAACTACGTGATTTGTTTGGACGGACACGTGGCACCGATGCATATGAGCACAGTAATAAGGTTAGATAAAGTTGTGGAGGAGGAGTAATGGAAAAAGACTTACAAGGTATGGTGGACGCACTTAACGACCACTACAGCGGTGACATCGGACTTGAGGATTTAACTAGCATTGCAATAATAGAAGATTATGTTCCTGATTCACCAGGATGGCGTGGAGACATCGCACTTATTGTATATGGGGCGAGTTATTTTAAAGATATACTCTACAGGATAGAGGGCAAGTGGACTTGGGTTGAAGGAATGAATGAAGGCGACTATACCTATAATGACGAGTTGATATGAAATCTACTCGCGGGGGTGCTTTAAAATGCAAATAGTCCCCTTTATAATATAGTTACCTATACGGGCGTATAGGGATTTTAACCATAAATAAGAAAGGAGAGAGATATGGCAATATGGCAAGAAGATAACCCTCTAAGAAGGAGATTAGAGAAAAAGGTAAGGGATAAGTACAACATCGATAAGGGAGACGAGTTAGAGTTTTTCATCAGAGTCGAGTTAGGAGAGGAGGTCTACGACTTTCACCACCACAACAGTGACGCATTCCCAGTCGAATATACGACGGCACCCTACACAGGGACCTGTATGACCTGTGGCGAGCCGATCCCAGTAGATGAGGAAATGGTGAGGTGGACGACTTACGGACTTCACCGAGTGTGGGAGCACCTGGACTGCTCGGCGGAACGAGGCAACGAAGCCTACGATAGGGCGGAAGCCGAAGCCAAGATGGCACGAATGGACGCGGAGTATAACGCAGGGAAGCGGGACGCGGAGACCTACCGCGACAACAAAGCACTGTTCGGAAGCGACTACGCGGAAGAGGAGCAGATCAAATTAGAGCGGAGTGGAGCTTACGACTATTAAGGAGAGAAATATGAGCGTTTTAAATAGATACTGGGAAGTACGCATACCTAAACACTTAGCGGTGGAGGCGGGCATAGATCCGAACGATGATGACGCACCACAGAAATACATCGAGTACGCAGGACTGATAGGCGTCGAGGTGCCCGAGAAACAGAAAGCATCTTATCCATGCGATAAGACTACTTGGTACTTAGACCCGCGTCGACCACTCGACCGAGTGTATAAGTTAGGTAGCCCGAATAATCTACAAAGAAGGGCATTTGAACAGGCACCGAAATATGTGAAGTACACTGCCACTAAACTAGCAGAAGGGAATTAAAGAGTCTCTCCCAAGAAGAACCCATCAGTCGGATAGATTGGTGGGTTTTTTGTTATTGTATTGTTTATCTGAAAATTAAAAAAGTTTTTGAAAAAACTTTCGCAAAACTACTAATAACTCTAATAAACTAATAGAATGGAGCTGAAAGGCTCTTGGTCATTGGATTGTGGTGTTTCTCAAAACTAATAGAATTCTATTAGTCTATTAGAAACTATGGTAAGATTCACTAGAGGGCACGAGAAAAAGTATATAATTCTCTTAAATTCTATTAGTATTCTAATAACTCTATTAGAAATCGGAGACGCTTATGAGAGAGCTGACTTATACCCCACTTGTTCCGACGGAGGACGGTAAAGCCTACATCGATGACAAGGGTAAGACCTGGCAACCACTCAACTCGAAACAAAAGAAGTTTTGCAGAGAATATTTAAAGGGACAAACCGCTACGGACTCCGCTATCAAAGCGGGTTACACGAAAGACCGCAAGGGTGCTAAGACACAAGGCAGTGTTTTACTCAATCATAACCCACTTGTACGAAACTACCTCATAGAGTTGGAAATAGCAGCCTCGGAAAGAGATGCTATTTCTCTGGAGAGCCATTTAGGCACTCTCCACGACCTCCGAGAGGAGGCAAAGGACCAAGGGCAGATTGCTGCTGCAATAACTGC